TCATATCAGTCCTCTGTTTTTTGCAACCTCACGCTCTAGGGTGTTAATTGCGTCCCACATCTGCTGAACTGGGATATCATACTCAATACAAGCCCTCTGTACGTTGTCATTGAATCCGTCATACTGACTGTATATCTCTAGTATAGGCGTGGTGAACTTAGGGTCTAGGTTCTCAAATGCCTTATCACAAGATTCCCATTTTAGACGGTCTACCTCTGACTTAAATACCGGCTCCTTGTACCTAGCATAAAACCTAAGTGAGTGGTTTACATAATCTGAGTAATAGCTTTTTGACATGTTATTCTCCTTTCTACTCTTCGCTTTCTTCTTGTAGCCATTTTTGAACAGCAAGGTTAAGGTCTGATATACCACCTACACTCTCTATTTGAAAACCCGGTGCATGTCTACGAATGATAAGTAGTATGTCGTTTCCCTCTACATTGATGATAACTTCCCGCTGTTCACCTGCCCTCATGGTTTTTATTAGCTCAAGATTCGTCATTTTATACCTCGCTCTCGATTAATATCACCTTTGATTCTTGCTATCATATCTTCTGCCTCAACATCGGGCGTCCAATATTTTATTGTGAGTATTAATTCTTTTTCGATTGAGTCTAACGCCATCATGGTCTCTGTATATTTTTTATCTGCAGGTGACATATTTAAAGATTTTTTATATAGGGTCGTAAACTCCCCTGTCGTTGATGATAAGATTTGACTTATTGCTGAGACTACTGAGTTCTCAGTGACCTCTTCAATATCTAATTTGTGATTCAGTGATTTCATCAGAGGTGAAAATAGCTCCTTTCTCCAATTCTTTACGGCAATCACGGGGTCGATATCCTCTATCGAGTGTGATTTGCACTTCTTACACTCTACTGTAAATGCTATAGATTCTAGGTTGTATCGCATGTTCCACCGTTTTAGTACAGCTTTACCATTACAAAATGGACAATGCTTTTTTACAGGTATGGTGGTGGGTATTTTTATTTTAATCATTGTCGTCCTCTACCAACCTTGCACAATCCCAAGAAGATACGATAGTTTCCGTTTTTGATGTGCGACCATCTAGATATGCGAATACTCGACCATCGTTGGAATGTGAGAAATAGCGTTTAATCCAATCATCGGTCTCGAAATCTTTAACCTCTATTAAGGTGTCTTTCTCGACCTCATTCCAATCAACCTCATGTAGTTCAAATGTCATCACGTTTTTATGTGTTTTTCTATACCTATATTTGCTATCTCATCAGGGTCGACACATGATGTAGTACTGTACTCACAGCCGTCACATCCCGACCAGTGGCAACTCCTCTCATTGTCAATTTTTATAAGTTTCTCAAGATACTCTATAGCCGTTACCTCTGTTACATCTATTTCTCCCATTTCTGCTCCTTTTCTAATTCCACTCGATTTATCTGTCTTTTGATTTTCTCGACCACAATCCCATTAACCTCATCTTCCACATTGAGTAAGTATTTGACTTGTGCAAGCATAATTTCAACATCGGCTATTTCCTCAATTACATTTCTCGAAAAAACACTACCTCTACCATACCTCTCTAACTTGTTCAACGCTTGTATAAGTTCAGCCATTTCCTCGATTAGCATATTCTTTTGATGGGTGTAGCCATAGTGGTTGGATATCTGCTTTAAATCACTTTGTAACCCCATTATGCACCTCTATGTGGTGAATTATCCGACCACAAAACCTTTATATCGTTCTCGAGTGCGTATAAGTGCTCAGTGCAAGCGCCTTTTGAGCGCACCCAATTATCCAGCATGTAAATGTGTGTAGCCTTGTCTAAAAGTCTTAGACATATCACCATGTAATCATCCCAATCACATATATTAGGTAGTGATACATCAGCAGGATTTATGATGGTTGCTCCGGGGAACTTCTCTTTTAAAAGTGCCTCAGCGTTTGCAAACGTCATAATATAATCTTTATTTCCTGTGATTTTGCCACTGATATAGATTTTCATATGGTCATATGATTTCCTCTGCTCTGTTTTTGTATCACACGGTCTGATTAAAAAATTTGATACTACATTGCAATTATAGTTGAGAAAAAGAGCTCTGCCCCACTCGTCCACAACCCCACCTAATTCACCATTCAGCTTATTTACAAGGCTGACGATGTCTTTGTAAATATCTTTTGCCGTTTCGGTGCTATTAAAAGTATATTCAAACGGGTCATCATCTTCGTTGGTACATTCCCCTCGCACAAATAAGATTTCGTTAGTTAGCTGAGGTGTATTTCTCGTACAAATTTTAAAATCCTCATTTTCTATCAAAGTGGTCATGTAAGCACCAACCCCTCGTAAATCCTCATCTTGCTCCAACACTCTTCCTGATATTGTTTTGTCCCCTAGCGTTAACTCTATTTTTAGTCTCATTTCTGCTCATCTCCTACTCTCTCAAATTCGCTGATTAGTTTATCGTAAAGACATATGACTGTGTTCGCTTTTTCATTTGTCGGTTCATCTGAAAACAAATCATACACATAGTCACAAAACTCGGTTCTTTTGTTATTTATTTCGTCAAAGTCCACATGGGATTGTTCGTCTATTGCTTGCATTATCCCAATTGTAAACATCCCCCTATCGATTGAGTTAAGTTCATCTGCTAGAGGATAGTCGTGCTCCTCTATTGTTTTTATCAATTTATCTGCGTCTATTAATCTCATCGTTATTTCTCCTTGATTTTATCCTCAATCAACTTATGTATCTTGGCTCTAACATCGTCTGCTATTTCAAAGTGCTGACTTGCACAACAGCGCTCTAACTCGTCTAATAAGTCGTCTAAATCGCTTTTAAAATCGTTCATCATTTCATCTCCATTAACTCAGGGTTCTCGTATATGTTGCCTATAATCTCAAAGCCGTTGCTAGACTGCTTTAAATATGTAAAATCGGATAGAAATTCATTTATATCCTCAAGAATATAAGACGCTCTTTCAACACTGTATTTGACAACTCCAATCCATCTCGAAACGCCCGTCCATCTCGAAGATATAGTAGCCTCTATAATATCCCCCTCGTATACATCTGCTCCGTTCTTGTCTTTTATCCCTGTTGATTGCGTTAGAACCACATCTGGATATTCTCCTGTAACAAATAGTGGTCTGAATGTGTATTCTGAATCAACCTCGATTTCACATGTGATTACATCTGAGGTCATGTCTATTTTCACAACCCTCTTCATTTCTTTTGCGTTGACGCACCACGCTCTATATTTGTTTCGCATCTTATTTATCTCCTGTTTCACTTCTTCGATTGTCCCATATCTATAAGTTTGCACCAATCAGGTCTTTCAATGTCCTTTCCAATTTGAGACCGTAGTACTTGTGTGTACTTTCCATTTTCGTTAAAGTCGATATTGCATACATATCCGTATGTATTCTTGATATTTAATTTAAGGTCTATAGGCTCTATCCTATCTTCACTCGCCCAAAAAGGTTTGTTGTATTGATGTCTGCCAAACGGACATTTATTACAATGTTTTGGAATTTCCATTGGAACTTTATACATCTCTATTCTCCCAACTTTATATTTTTCATTCTTAAGAATCTTTCAAGCGTACCCTTAAGCTCCTCTAATATCACTTTGTCCCAATGCTTGTCAATAACCTCTATACTCAACTTATAGTCATTTATCACTTGCATTTCCCCTCTCTCTAAATATAGTAGCATAGTCTTTTTCGAGATATTCAATAAGTACATTCAGGGTGTCTCGCATTGTGTAAAGCTCAATCGTGTCCTCGAAAACGAATCGTATATCATAGCCATTTTCCAATCTCTCATTGCGATACGGATTGATGACCGTAGAGATGGATGTGTCGGACAATCTGTGATTAAAAGTAACAAGTCCTATTTGACCTGATTCATTTGGTTTTGTTGAGAATCTCATAGTGACACCCCCTCATTTATATATGGTTCACCTGTCTCGATATCCTTAGCAAAAGCGTGATACTCTTTGGGTATATTTAACATATCGTATTCGGAGAATACTCGTTTACCCCATTGAGATGATGAGCCACTTGCAAAGTAATAGCCTTTATACTCCGTGATATATTGACGGTTTTCAGCCGAGGTTAGTAGATTAGGTAGCATAATTTCATATTGAGCTGACCCGATTCTATCACCTAAAGGTGTCCTCGCAAGTTCTGTTGCCAATTTTATTGCCATTGTTTCTTTAGGTGTACATGTGACTATATTGATACCTATGTTATTTTCAAATGTTTTGGATATATGTATAGTACTTGTATCAGAATCAACTCTTTTACAAACTAAGGTACCGGTGTCGTCTGTCTCTACAGAAAAACCTAGACTATTCATCTTTTTAATAAACTCAGTGTATTTCCATTCATAACTCCTTTTCTTAATATTGGGTGTGAGATACCCCCACACCCATAGATATATTAGTCATCTAGTGCTGACATTAAATTGCTTTGACCCTCAAAACCATCTGCTGACCACTTGTTACCTAAGTTGGCGAATGTGACGGTCTTACCTGCGTCCTTACTAGACTGCACTATTGTGTGCTCGACCTCGGCTTTTATGTAACAACCCACAAGTGACTGAGGGTCAATCTCCTCAGATTCCCAATCTTGAGTGGCTGTTTTACAAAAGTACGAAAATGCATTTAATGCACCCTCATTCCACTCATCATCGGCTGTTTTTAGGCTAAATCTTTCACGGTGCTTTTTACCCTCTTTAGTTTCGAGGGTTATTTCGATTTTCCCAAAGTCCTCATCTTCTTTTACATCCGTGATTAAAAAGATGTATTCTCCCTCGGGTAAAACCTGATATGTATCTCTCATTGGTACTCTCATATTATTCTCCTTTACTTTCTATTAAAAATTGCTATTCCGATTACGATTGTGAATTCGACAAAAATTGTCGTGATTACTCCAGCTACGAACGGGTTGATGTACATTTTTCTCTACTCCTCATTTTGGCAACATCTTTGATGTTGTCTATCAATATCTCGCCATACTCTTTGTTTAGGTTTAATAGGATATCAAGATTTTCATCAGCGATTCCTAACATCCTCATTTTTAACATTAGCCCATGATATGTGAGTTCATTCACATCATTCAATTCCTCTTCACTGATGGTTATTAATTTCTTCATCCTGTTCCTCACTTTCCCTTTTTGAAGATTCGACGAACACGTCAATTAATGTTTTGCCATAGTTATAATTAGCCTCAATCATCTCACCTACAGTGGGGTCATTTCCATGTACCATGTTTAACAACATAAGTTCGGCATATGCCATGTCATTTAGTAAGTTCATTTTCTTCTCACTAATTGTTATTGTGTTTTCATTCACTTTTTCCATTTTCTACTCCTTTTACTTAACTGTGAGCCTATATGATATGCTAGGCTCGACTTTTGCATACTTGTCGAATACTCCATCAGATTTGAGTAAGTCATCATCGTACACGGTCTTTTGGCTCTCTGTCTTAGCTAGTGTCCAAGTAAACTTATCTCCCTTAATTTCGACCTTTTTATCGCCATCCCTAAACTGCTCTGTCGCATGTTTTTTGATGATATCATTGATTTTCTTTAATCGCTTTTCTTTATCTGCAATCGACTTTGTGACCTCATCAATTTCGGATTTTAGCGATTCTCCCTCAGCGATTAGGCTGTCGATATCTGTGTCAGGTGATAGACTATTTGTTCTCAATGCCTTTAGGAAATCTGCGTCAGCCTTTTCATCAAAATCCGGGGATATACCAGTATCAACATGGTTCTTCCACCAAGCCTCAGCCTCAGCCACCATCTCAGCAAAGTTCGGGTATTTCTCTGAAATCTTAAACTCCACCGTGATTGTGTTATTTACAGTTGGCTTAAACTTCTCGGGGTGCTCATAGTCACTATCTTCTAGGAATGACGCAACCATTACGATATCATCAACACCCATCAGATATCCGTACAAAGACGCTTGCAATGAATAGTATTCAGGTACATCGTCTTTCCAATCCTCAACTCGCTTTGTGGTTTTCATTTCAAATACTGTATCTATCTCACCATCTTCATCTAGTCCTAGATAGTCCCACATACCACCGAGGTGCTTGTTTTTAGGAAAAAAATCACCCCAAGTTTTGCTAAAATAATCTTTTCCATACACATCCTCGGGTGTCACGATTTTTACACCATATGCCTTACGCATGTACTCAGCCTGCTTAGGTTCGATTGTTTTACCTGCCTCGGTGTAGATAGTACCCTCAAATGGTTCTTCATAGGTTTTGGTGATTGCACACCACATCTGAAAAGGTGTCGCCCATACATTTTTACCTAAAATTGTTGCGAACCTAGTTCCTGTAATCTTCTTCGTTCTCTTTGGGGGGTCAATCTCTATATGATTATCGACCCATCTGATTTCTTTCATTGATTCTCCTTTCTATCTAGCACATTTAAGTCTCTAATGATTTTTGCAACATCGACACCACACATTTCGTTAGTGTCCGATATGAACTGTTGAGCTGACACTCGACCATCTACAACTTCCTGTAATAAAGCTGAATATGATTTACAAAACTCGGCTAGTTTGTCGCTATCAAAATCAAATACCATTTGTGCTGTCCTCACCATGATTGCAAAACTTGTCTGAGTAGTAAGTTCTATTGCTGAATCGACTTGCCACGATTCGTACTTCTTTGTCTTAGGTTTTTTAGCTCTAGGGATAGCCATGACTTAACCTAATTTCTCTAACTTACTGCTGACTTCCTGTGTCAATTCTTCGCACTTGGTCTTTGTCAGATTTGTGAAATTCTCAGAATCGAGGATAATCTGTGAGATGTAAGGTTCTTCCGATGGGTTCTTTGTGTTAAGCTCCTTTAAAACCCTCTTTAAGCCTTTAATCTGTAGTGCTGTCGCATTATCTTCGGGTGCTGTTAGTTCGCTCTTTGTATCTTTACGCTCCTCGACTGTAGCCGGGCGAGTTTTCTTAGGTGGCTCAGCTTTTGCGGATGTATCACTTGGCGAGCCAACACTTCCATCAAAGCCATCACTCTCGACTATATCCATTGCAATCATATATAGGTATCTACGCATATATGTGATTGAGCTACCTAGAGACTGCATTTCATTTGTCGCCTGCTTACCCGTGTTGCTAACGATTGGTTCGAGCACCTTAAATGGTGACGTAAATACAATCTTGTCATCAGGTGCGTCGGTATTGGTGATTGTTATTGTTGCTGTCGCATTTGAGAATCTCACAATACCGATAAGACCGACTGTGTTAAAAATCTGTGTAACAGGTGGTACGATGTCCTCTAGCTCAAAGAACTTAAAAGCAAGGTGCATGTTTTTACCTGTCTTTTTGATATTCTCTTCTAAAAACATCGCTCTCGCTTTGTTGAGTTTCTGATACACATTGAGTGTTGTAGTTTCCATTTCCTCTTTCTTTTTTGTTGCCATTTTGGTTTTTCCTTTCTTTGTTTTCTTAACACCTCGAAAATCGTCGATTTTACGATTTGCTAGGTCTATGTAATAACTTTTATCAATATCACCGATACTCAGCTCATTGCTATTGTCGATGATACAATGCTCAGGCAAGCTCTCTATTTTGGCGATAGAGCCATTTTCACGCTTAACCTTATATAATTTACCTCGCTTGGTATCTGTCGTTGCATACACTCGATTTACCTTTTGTGCGGGTACTTCTTCACCATCGACTAGCTGATATACTCTTTCAAATTTTGACCCCGCTTTAGCGATGATTTGATAGTCTAAAATATTGTCATTATCGGTAATCGTCACATCGGGTGGTGTACCATTCACCATGTATTCGATGATGGCTTTTTTAACAGCAATAGCACTATTGTTAATCGCCCATTGTCCTTTTACAGATATTCCATAGTTTAGATAAGCACCCACAGTTTTGACTTTGCCTGATATATCAACAAAGAGTAGACTATTTACATCCTTTATCCATACTTTTTGGATATCGTCGGTTTCAAGCTCAAACTTTGTCTCTTTTTCCCACTCAGCACATATTTTGTCCACTATTGGTAACTCGCTCTCATCGATTGAGTACATCAATCCATCAGTGTTAAAATTGAGAGGGACGAATGTCTCACATCCATTTACCAATCTCATCAGTAGCACTGTGATGAATAGCTGACCTGAGATTCGCATTGACCTAGTTGGTAATGGGTCATATAGGTCATTAAATTCGTTCTCCTGTGCACCCGATAAGGTGTTGAGTGGTAATTTCAAGTCTTTCGCTAGCTGTGTGTTACCATTATGTTTCGCCTCAATTCTGTCCCTCTTCATTTGAAAATATATCTGAGGGTCAGCCACGTTTCTCGATATATAGTTATATATCTCGATAAGTGACGGATAAAGGCTTGATACATCTCGATTTTGGATGATTCTAGTACCTTGTCGTTGCTCAAAATAACCCCGCTTACTACCGTGTACGCCACCCCATGCAAATGTGCAAGGCATACCCACAATCTCAATCTCTAATGATTTCTCGAAAAGCTCATCATCTGAAATCGAATCATCATGTATTTGTTCAAAGAAATCCAATATTTCTTTTGGTATCACTGATGTGTCTAAGTTTTCCGGGAATACATACTCCCTACCATCGTTCCACTCTTTTCTCTTAGCACCTAGCATTTGGGCTGTTAGCTTGGCATTGGTGCTAGATATAGCTTTTAGTGTAGGTATATTCGCCCTCTGACCTAGATTCTTTTTGGTGATTATGTAATCTTCCCTCAGTTCTATAATCTTCTCTGTAGCGTCAACATCGTGCTTACAGTATTTAATAACTTCTTCTATCTCAGCTTGTGTTAGTGGTCTATCTATGGTAAAATCGACACCTGATTCTACAATGTCCATACCTAGATGACCCTCGATAGCTTTTAACGATAGCTCTTTGTACATATCATCACGAATGTCAACGTTGTTTAGGCGAAAATAACTGTCACTCAATGGTGGGTATTGCCACCCTTGAAAACCCTCAATTAGATAGTCATTTAAGGCTTTTAATTCCTCGGGTGAGAATCCACTGACAACACCTTTTGCGATATATTGGTCATAGTGCTTTGAGTTAAATCCGATGTAAATCTCAGTGTCGGATATAAACTCAGCTAAACCCTCATTATCGTTGTGGAAAACAGTGTATCGACCCGATTCGTGGTCTTTAAATACAACAATCCAATCATATTTAAAAACCTCAAAGTCATAAGTGTAAAAATTGATTTAACATCACTCCTTTCTCTAGTTAGTAATAAATCTCCTCAACCAAGTATCTACTCACGTTGTCGTTTTGATAAAAATATAGAAAATATACAATAATTGGTTGTGAGTAGATACACCCACCACGGTTTATATCACCTCATTTCCTTTGGCATTAAGTTATCTAGTATCTGCTCAACCACATCAACAACTATTGAATTTCCAGCTTGTTTATATAGCTGAGTATTACTGCATACTGACCTAGCTCTATTGAATAGCACATCATCAAATCCCATTAATCGCCAACACTCTTTCGGTGTGAGTTTTCTGATTTTAGAATCACTAAACACTACTGATGTATCGTGGCTTATCGCTTTGATGGTTTTGGACATTCCCTCGATATAACCTTTTCCAAACCTATCGCTAGCATGAGCATAGATAGTACCTAGAGGTCTGACTTGAACGCATTTAGGGTCTTTATAGTCCCTAGCACATAGCGTGTCGCACCAGTCTTTCTCCTGTATTCGACTTTGACTTGTGCGAAAAGTCGAGGCTTTTATTTTGTCAACTTGTTCTTTTGACAAGTAATATTTCTCATCAACGTGCGATTCCAACATGTCGCTTAATTTCAATGCGAGAGGTTGTTTTTCAGGGAACTGATAATCGCCCTCACCTAATATGCTCACACAAAATACTCTCTCTCTGTTTTGTGGTACTCCATAATCTTTCGCATTTAAGACCTGCCAATAATTTTTGTAACCAAGTGTTTCTAAAACATCCAACCATCTCTCAAAATCTGCTCTGAATTTCTTCCCCACAAGATTTTTGACATTCTCCATGATTAGATATTTAGGTAACTCATCAGCTTTCTGACTTTCTAGTAGTAATCGCTCTACCTCATATAACAAACCACTTCTCGTCTCGCCTTTGACAATTCCGGCTCCTTTACCCGCTGTCGATATATCCTGACAAGGGAATCCATATGTCCACAAATCGGCATAATCAAGTTTCTCTATTTCTGAGATATCGCCATAATTTCTCGTATCTCCCCACATGGCGTTATATGACGCTATTGCATACTTGTCTATCTCGGATATCCCTACAATTTCATGAGGAATGTCGAGGTTATCTAATGCACACTTAAATGCTCCGATTCCAGCAAATAATTCATTGACCTTAATCATTTTCTATGCCCCTATGATTGTTTGGACATCTTTCGAGTACATATTCGATATATCCACTTAAATCATTGAATGGTGGTATCACGATTGAATGTACAACAACCCACCCCTCTGATAGTATTTTGTTTACCATTTCGTGGCTGTCCATCAATCCGTTTTGATAAGACCTAACTATTTTTTGTTCCATCACTTCTCCTTTATAAAATAACAACGATTCTTTCTGTATGTGGTACATCGCCTTTTGTATGCTTTCTCGCACCACTTGATTGTGTCAACAAAGTCAAAGCATATCGGGTCAGCTTTTCCATCATGCACCCTTGCGATTCGACCTATTGACTGTGTGACCACTGCATAATCTTTAACAGGGGACGCCATGTATAACCTTTCCAAGCAAGGTATATCTAACCCCTCTTTTGCTAATTGATATGTTGCAAATAGGTATTTTTTCTTACCTGTTCGCATATCGTCTATTGCCCTTGCTCGTTCTTCCTTACCTTTTTTGCTTGTCATTTTTCCATGAATTAGCACTGCTTTATCTCGCATTTCCTTTGGTAATTCTGACATTATGGTGTCCAGCTGAGTTAATCTTTCTGATAGAATAATGCTCGAGTGGTCTTTATTTTCTATCAGTGTATTTCTAATGATATTGTTGCGATTGACATCATCTGCAAGGCTACTAATTAATCTAGTGTAGTTAATCGTACCGTCTGTATTTTGAGCTCGATGTGATATTCTCGTCCCTGTGTATATCGTTGCGATTCCTATCGTCATTATGTTTTCAGCTACGGATTCATCGGACACTTTGTATGCCACATCTCCGATTAGCGAGAACATACACTTTTCCATACCATCGGCTCTGTGTACTGTGGCTGATAGACCGTACTTGTATCTAGCTGATAGGTTGTTGAGCACTTTACGATACTGTGTCAGCACTGTGGGTGAGCCACTTATTCTGTGAGCCTCATCCACAATCACACATTCCCAATAGTCCTTGTATAGAGATAAGTCAATCTGACACATCGTCTGAACTGTTGCGAATGTTACACCCTCACCGATGTTTACCTTTCCCTCAGTGATTGTTCCAATCAATGATGGGTCTATGAACTCGCTTGCGACATCTTTAGCTTGCTTGATTAGGTCTTTGGTGTGGCATAACCATAGAGTTCTAGCTTTCAATTTCGTGAATAGTGCTATCCCACATCGAGTTTTACCTGAGCCAGCTGGGGCTTGTAAGATTCCACCCTCTGCTAGAATCATGCCTTGTACTGCTTTTAGCTGATACTCTCTGAGCGATATTTCGCTCGTATAAGCGATTTTGGGAACATCTTTGAACATTTCCTCACTCGTACCATTAATGTACAATCTAGGTGGCATTAGGCTCAAAACACCATATGGTAAAATCAGTGTCTTACCTCTCGTTTCAAATAAGCTAATGACTTTGGAAATCCCTTTTGTCGGTAAATTCATTCGTGACATTTTAGCGTACTCAGGATTTGCAAAAGTTAGATTTTTATCACACCACTTACACAATTCAACTGATGGATTATCGACCTCAATTACGTTTGAAAATCTGAAATGTGACATTATCGGTCTAACCTCAACCACTCGCTAAGTGGCATACCATAATCTCTTATGTCATTAGCAGGTAATCGGGTCTTGCCCACCTCTAATGTCATCTGTATCATCAACCATGTGAACATATATATGTCCCCGGATTTGAGCTTGATTGCGAACCAACTAACATTGGGTCTTTTCGCCCTCTCGTCAAACAGTGTCATAGCCAACACTTGGTTTTCCTCTATTCTCGACAAGTCGAGATAATCTTTTGTACAAACTTTGCAATCTATGAGGTTGGTACTAAGACCCTTGATGGCGATTATGTCAGCAGGCTGACCTGACGCATTTTGAGTGATTCTGTGCACCCAATATCCGTGGTCATATAACGTTTTAGCAAATTCTTCCTCGAATTTGTTACCAATTTGTCTGTTAAACATTTATTTCTCCTCACTAAAGTGGTATTCCATTAAGTCGGCTACCATTAGATATTCTTTTGCTATTTTGCCACCTCGGGTATCTTTAACCTGTTGACGGAATTCCTCTAAATCTCCGTAAAAGCAACCACATTGAACCCTGATTTTGTTGTCTTTACATCTGAAAAAGGTTGTGTTTCTAAATTCAGTTCCAAACCCCTTGATTGTTGTATAACAATCATTGCTATCTACATAAGCCTCACCATCTACACGAGCCTCACCAACTACACGAGCGTCGCCACCTACATAAGCCTCGCCACCTACCCAAGCGTCGCCACCTACATAAGTCTCACCACCTATATGAGCCTTTTCACCCACACGAGCATTGTTACCTACACAAGCCCTGTTACCTATATGAGCCATGTCATCTACATAAGCATTGTCACCTATATGAGCCTCACCATCTACACGAGCGTTGCCACCAACATAAGACCATCCCCCAACATAAGCCTCACCATCTACATGAGCATTGCCATCTACATGAGCATTGTTACATACACGAGCGTCGCCACCTACATAAGCCTCGCCACCTACCCAAGCGTTGCCATATCCTGTATCGTTTGATAAATTGTCCTCGCTTTCAATATAGCCACCTAAGTCCCCTTTCGATACATTACCAAAATCTACAAGGGCTCTTATTCTGAAATATCTCTTACCAAAAATAGATTTCGTATCGGTCGTTAGTTCATACTTTTTCATTTTCTCAATATCCTTTCTGCATACTCACGCCCATCCTCGGTATTTCCACTGTTATAGACGCTAAGTGCGTCTGTATAGTTTCCATATTGTTCATATAGCTTTGATAGTATGGTGCAACCCAAAATCACATTTTCCTGTGGGTTAAACAAATCCACGATTCCCAGCTCTTCCATTTCGACCCTATGCCATCTAGGTTGTATTTGCATTAGTCCTATACTTTCACCATTGTCACCGATGGCATTGGGGTTGCCATTGGATTCCTCTAGGATAATGGCTTTTATAATTTCCGGGTCCAATCCACACTTGATTGCAATATCATCAATCATTTCATCGCATATCCCCGGTATATTGAGCCTATACTTAGTGGGTTCAGTCTCACACGCCTCGGGAAATTCGATTCTCGTTGCTAGACCATTTAGTAGTAATACCGATAAAATCACCAATGTTGGTGCAATAAAGCTGTACAGCCTTATACCTTTTCTCTTTCTTTTAACCATTTTTCATACTCCTTTATGTTTTGAGGATTTTCATAAAACCTAGTAATGGTTTCCACCAAAGAGCTAGCAAGCTCTGTGATGTCTTTTTCGTTAATTTCCACTTTCTCGCTCATTCAAGATAGTCTCACATTCTGCTAGAATCTCTTTTGCCTTTGGTGATGTGTAGACACCACTTAGCACGCTTGACATCATAGGTGGTTGTACTTTAAACCCACGCTTTCTCAGTTCAAATATCATATCGACCTGACGAATACCTAGTGACATCATTCTTCTCTTAATTTCGCTCATACATTTCTCCTTTCTTACATCTTGAATTTATAAAACACGATTGACATTCTAAATAATTATTGTTATTATTCTTATGTAAACAACTCGCTTTTTCTTTTTAGAGTTCTCACCTCTAAAAAGATGGGATTTTTGTTGTCAATTCGTATTTCAAAACTTCTTATTCTTATTCTAGTTCGTGCATAACGAATTGTCAAGCACAAAAATTCATTTTTATAAAATTATTTTACGAATGGAGATTTTGGTATGTCATTTAAAGAAAATTTGAATAGGATTTGTAAAGAAAAAGACACATCCTTAACTCGAGTAATGCTTGACTTAGGTTTTTCATCATCAAAAGCAACTGCTATAAATACAGGTCAGCTACCAAAGGAAGAGGTGTTGATACGCCTTGCAAAACATCTAAATTGTCATGTAATGGATTTTTTCATGGATGATGACGAGCCTAGCAACTCGGTCAACTCAACAAGTAATAGTGGTGATATTTCCACAAATATCGGTGATACAAGTAGAACAACGACAAATAATTATTATTCATATGGTAATCGCTCAGATTGTCCTACACCTAGCGATGTTAGTTTAGTTTTTAAGATGATGGATATCATGCGTGAGTTAGATGATAAAAGTCTTAGCGACCTTATTAAATATGGCGAATATATAGCCAATAAGCGTGGGGAATAAAATGGACGCTGTAATATATGCGAGATATTCTAGCAATAATCAGAGAGAGGAATCGATAGAGGGTCAAATAAGGGAATGTCGAGAATTTGCTGAGAAAAATAATCTACAAATCGTTGATGAATATATAGATAGGGCGATATCAGGTAAGACCGACAATCGCCCAGCTTTTCAGCGATTGATTAAAGATAGCTCCAAGGGTAAATTTGATGTTGTGATAATGTACACCCTTGATAGATTTGCTCGTAACAGATATGATAGTGCCATATATAAAGCAAAATTAAAAAAGAACGGTGTTAGGTTGCTTTACGCAAAACAACCTATGCCTGATACTCCCGAGGGCATTATCTTGGAATCTGTACTCGAGGGGTATGCTGAGTATTATGTAGAAAACCTTAGACGTGGTGTAAAACGTGGTATGCGAGAAAACGCATTAAAAGGGTATGTAAATGGCAAAACCCCTCTAGGTTATAGGCGAGGTAAGGACAAAAAATATGAAATAGACCCCTATGAGGCAAAAGCTGTCCGGGAGATATTTGAGAGATATGCTCGCAATGAACCAATCATAGATATAGTAAGATGGCTCAATGATAATGGCTATAAGACTACCACAGGTGGTCAATTTAATAAAAATAGTCTGAGACGAATTTTGACCAATGATAAGTACATAGGTGTGTATCGATATGATGATATTGTCATAGAAGATATTGTCCCACCCATCATCGACCGAGAACTATTCGAGCGTGTACAAAATACATTTGAGTATAACAAGCATTTTAGAGCCAAACAAAAGGCTATAGACCCTTATTTGCTAACCGGGAAATTATTTTGTGGACATTGTGGTGCAATGATGATTGGTGAGAGTGGTACATCACGCCATGGTACTACTTACCGATACTATAAATGTGCGACACGTAAGCGAGAGCATACCTGCGATAAAAAGATTGAGCGTAAAGAGTGGATAGAACGCATTGTCGTTGAATATACTAAAAATTATGTACTGACTGATGAAAATATCGAGAAAATAGCCGAAAAGGTTGTAGAACTCATAACGCAAGAATATTCTGATAAATCTATGTTGGCTGAGCTTACTGCTCGATTAGATGATGTTACTACTCGATTTTCAAATTTATTAAAAGCACTTGAGCAAGGTGTGATTTCAGAATCTGTCGCTAATAGAGTTTCAGAATTGGAAAAGGAGAAAAAGTCATTAGAAAAGAAAATAGCAAGCGAAAAGATGTCAAAACCAACAATCACAAAGGACATGGTTGTATATTGGTTGCTATCATTTAAAAATGGTGATATTGACGATGAATCGTACCAAAGACGAATCATTGACATATTGGTAAACTCTGTCTTTATATATGACGATGATAATGGAAATGCTCGCTTAGTGCTAAATTTCAACACTTCGAGCAATAACAATGTTACGATAAAAGTATCGGATACTACATCATTAGCTATACCAATGTACACATATCCGAACCCTTATTTTGTGACCTCAACTCACATCGGATATGTGTTTTTAGTAAAAAGGTAAATCCCACTAATTGCTAGTGGGATTTTCCTTTTGAGATATATAAATCAACTAAGATTTACTACTAATTAAATATATCTGCTAATATGTCATCAGATATGTCGCCTAAAACATAAGCCTTTTTGATTCCGTGCTTTTTGATATATGTCTTAGCTGATTCATTGGTGTACTTGTTGAGCAATATAACAGGGTAATCTCCGATGTTGCTTGCTACAAGCCCGTCTGCCCAAGCATTGACCAAAATCACGGTGTCGCTCTGTGAGTAAAACTGCTCGGCAATCTTTGTTGATGTTTCATATCTGTCTAACCCATCGAGCCTTGTTACCCTGCCGATGTCAGCAAGCTGTTTTTCAATATCCTTTGATACTACGCTCTCGCCACCTAGTATGATGTACTCTAGGTCAGATTGCTTGTCTAAGAACGACGCTTGCTTGATTGTGAGATAGTCTCCCACCATCATTACAGGGTATCTGACTGTCGATACAGATACACCATCTGCCCAATCTTTGCCACTTGTGATGATTAGCTTTTTAGCACCTTTTATGCACTCTTTGAGTACCTCAAGATTTGTTGTGTATCTATCAGCACCACTAAGCACCTTAACACCTGTACCATTGATTTTTACATCGCCACCTACAACGGTTGTCTCTAACCCATTAGTGCCCTTGCACTCATCATATACTAGATTAGCATTTTTAGTGTATGCAAGATAGCCCGCACTCAGTCCATCAGCAAAAGTTTTGCCACTAACTACTACCTTGTTAGACTTTAGATGAGCACTAGCGATGATGTCAGCCGTCTTATATCTATCGTCGCCAACATATCTAGTGATAGTCACATCTGATGGAATGGTTTTCTTTTCAGGAACAGGCTGAGTATTTCCCCCATTGTAGTAGTATTCTGCTCTACGATATAGTTCATCCAGTCTTGCGTACCATAGTCCCGGACACTGAGTAGGCTTGATGTCACAATGTCCTCTAAGTGGTATCTTGCGACCACAGAATCGCCATATATCAGCGATAAGTTCTGCTACTGTCTCAAAATCTTCAGGGCGACACTCAGGGCGACATTCAATACCTATACTCCTTGCGTTCTCTTCCATCACTCCTGTATGCCAAGCTACATTAAGATAACTAACTATACAAGCCACTCTACCAGCCTCAGCTACTAGATGAGCCGATGAGCCAGCCTTTGGGTTGCATAGCCAATTGACAACACCCATAAATGATTGTCCCATCATCCCCCAATGGTGAATACAGATGTACTCAGGGTGGTTCTGATTCGTCTCTCCGACATAGTATTTGCCAAAGTTTGGGCTGTCAAAGTCCTCTATAAATTGATATGCCATGGTATTTCACCTACTCCCTAAAACCTTTGATTACTGTATCTTCCTCATCTGACGGGTCATTCTTTCTCGGCTCGGTATATTCCATAGCCTGTGCACTATCCTTTATACCATCCGTTGTTGGGTCAACAACCACACCAAGTAGTACAAGTAATTGTATTACTATCACAAATAGATTGTGCCACTGTTCCTGAGTGACGGATGGTACTACTCCCACCATACCTAGAAATGTGTACACAATAGCTAGAGCTGTTGATACTATAGCTAGTAGTGTGACCTTGTTCTTCAATCTGAGTTTTAAATTCATCTTAACCTCTCTTTCTTAGCACCCACATTCAATGAGGGTATTAACATCTTTAATTGGTAGAGCACAATAGTGCCTATAAATATCATCCATAGTGCCGTTACCATCGAGTTCTTTATATGCCTCAAACATCGTTGTCATATCTTCAAACTCTATGATTGATTTCCATCCTCGTTCTATCGCTACTAGCATTTCCGACCTCAATCTGAATCGTAACATTGCCCTAGTCCCGACCGAATTGGCATTGAGTTGTCGAGTGATTTCCTCAATGGTATTCTTAGCATTGTTGTTATCGAGAGATTTTTGGTAGTCAGATTCTATTTTCTTAGCTAACCAATTAAACCCTCTTATTATCGTACTTATGATTGCTAAAATCCCAACGGTGATTGAAATAACTACTGCTGTCATGCAAATACCCCCTACTGACCTAATTTTGAATATATAGCCTTAATCGAGTTTGTATTGAATGTGTAACCTGTCTTGTAAGTCACACCCTTATATACGGGGATTGTTGTTGTGAATGTTCCACCTGACCCCTCGCCGTATATAGACCCCTTAATATCATTCTTGGTGTCAGATATATAGGTCAATGTATAGTTCGCAACATTTGAGCTTGTGACTTTTATGACTAGAAAACCATCAGCAGGGCAAGTCCATGACCCATTGCCCCAATATACATCAGTTGGTTCAGCAAATTTTGGAGACACTCTAGCGAGATAGTTCGCAAGTGTTTTTAACGTCCCGCGATATAATTTACCACCTGAACTTAGAATTACTAGGGTGTCATCTTTGTATTCCGAACCTGTTGCCATGTCGAGACCTCTGACATTTATCGAGAGTGTCCCATTCTCGTGCATTTCCAATATCTGATTAAGTTTCTCGTTTGTTTGATTTATATCATTCGCACCAAATAAGGACGTATCATCAAACTCATAGTAAGTAGTTTTGTCCTCAAAAGACACCGTGCCATCGTCATTCCTAATCATGTTATATTTCTTATTTCCTGAATAAATTGCGTCTTTGTAATCTGTTCTCAAACTCATTAGATTATCACCTTTCTTTGTTCAAACCTTAGCTTTAAGTGTCGTCTATTATCATAAGAGTTTTGTAAAATATTGTATAAACGCAATATTTCACCCTCTAACCTATTTAGGTCCGAAAATGTCATTATTCCCTCATCGGGCAAATATCTAGGTGTGCTACCGATATTTAGATTAACCGTATGGATATTAATTGTGCGAAGATTATCCTCGAACATATTTATCTCATCTGCATAGAAATAATCACCCACTTGCTTATCTTCTCCCATATCAGCTATCGAAAACTTTGGGTAAAGAACTTGTGCCAAAGTGTTCAAATGGTTGAGGTTATTTTTAATACGATTGTAATCTTCTACATTAAAGTAATCTCCCTCATACACACCATCGATATAATTTGCTGACCAATCTGTTTTTGGTTTTTGCCACATATTATCCCCCTTGTCGCCTTGCTATCACACTTGCTGAAAATGAATTAGTAAATTTCATATTATACTTGTATATACATACTTTCATATCAGGGTGGAACTCGTTTTCCTGATTAACAATATCATTTGCGTCCAACTCAGGATTTCCTCTCGTATCATATTCATACTCGATTCCCGATGTATAATACTCTTTGAGCCATTGTAATAGCTGATTTGCCATCTGCTCATCGCTTAGTAGTGGGTTTGACCACTTAATGACCCTACCTCGAGTATTCAGTGACACTCCGACTTGTTTCTCAACAATATTGTACTTGCGACCCTTTATTTCCAGCTTATGCTTGCCCGCCACTTGGTATCTCAATGATATTGCATAATTTGATTTACTAACAACACTTGCTAGATTAGACCTATCATCGACTAACACGTTAAAATCATAGCAAGGTGAATCAAAGTAGTATGTAATCACTTGATTTTGTGCGACTTCGATATCCTCTGAAATTAGCACGTCCACTTTGTCCGATTCCTGATAAGTGTAATAAGGTACTATGATTTCCTTAATCGATTCCTGCTTTATAGCCTTTGGCGATGACAACATATCTCGTCTAGTTATCATAAAGTTTGTAGCCGTCTCTAAACCGATTCGCCTTACTACCACATGGTTGTTAGGTTTGATGGTTTCCTCAAAACTGAATACCATCTTGTCACATTCGCCAAAATCTCGTATGACCGACATCTTTTTACTAATCTCTGAGCTATCCACAGTAAAAGTATTTGTATTCGCACCATTATTATATGTATCGATTGTGAATAAAGACGGCAATGTATTTTCAAACTCAATATTGACATTATAATATGCCCTTATATTATCCATTGTGACTGCAATTTTGACCGGGTTAGCGAACACTCCTGTGGAATCTGTCGCCCTATTTGATACAAACCCAACAGGTCGCTTTGACACCCCGGTTCTATTTGCAAAAAACATACTACCATCAACTGTGGTGTAATCTCTATCAAGTCTAGCGAACTCTACCTTTTGACCCGGTTTGAGTACGTTCGCTAGATTCGACATTCTATCTCCATCATCAGAACTGATACTTAGTTCAGGTATGTAATTTGACTTTATCTGTATCTCACCCCATCTTGATTGCGATACTGTACACCTACAAGCATTTGCTAATAGCTGTATTGCCTCTTTCAACTTCACTCGAGGTATTGGATTTTTGAGTTTAAGTAATTTTAGTCTAGGTTCTATGTAATATTTTTTAATACCCATCTCTCTGAATAGACTTGTGAGGACGTCGTAGTAACTAACCCCTACCGATGAATATTGACCCATACTATACTCTCTGTCTAATCCTCTGAGTAAATCTGTGCCTCGAATTGTCGCTGTGTTGTCATCGCTCTCCCATTCTGTACAAACAAGCTGTCCACCTTTGACCCATTCGATATTGTTAGAATCGGGTAACTTATAGCCATACATAACACTGAGTTGCTGACCTGTCTCAAAATAGTTTATTGCTGATTTTGGGTTGTCCACATTAAAGTATTTATCGTCATTTTTGAGTTTGACCATAAAATCAATCTGTGGGATATCTGCTGAAATTGGTGATACATACGATTCAAGTGAACTGTCTAACACATATTCATTGCCATATACCAAGCCTAACCCAAACTGTAGTGACTTTATTCGCACTCGACAACCCTCGTACTTCATTTTTCGTACCAAGATGGTCACTCCTCGCACTTTATCAAAGGTTTCATCTGTTACCCATAACGATTTATCGTTATTCGTTATATTAAGTCGTTTTCCGTTGTTTGTAGCGATTTTAAACGCTGTTGGATAGTTATATCCAAAGTCTATTTGAAAATCCCTTAAAACTGATTTCCTCGCTCCCAAAATTTACCAAAAGTGCAAATTCTTCCGTTTCGAGTGTGCTTTCCGACAC